CCAGCGGCACCACCATCGCCTCGTTCGTCTCCGGCACGCCTGGAGGCGCTGGCGTGTACACGACTAGTGTGGCCACCACGGCATCCTCGGCCAGCTGCGCCACCACCAGCAGCGTCATCGATGTGACCGGAGTCACCAGCGGCACCCTGGCCGTCGGGCAGACTGCCTACAACGGGTCGTCGTCGATCGGGGTCGTGTCCGCGCTGGGCACCGGGACCGGTGGCACCGGGACATACGTCCTCAGCGGCGCCCAGCAGAGCCTCGCTAGCGGGTCCATTACGCTCAGAGCAACCGCTCTGGCCGTGTCATTCGACAGCGGCTCGGGCGCACTCGTGGCGACGAGCGGCATCACTGGCACGCCGTCCACAGCGGCCTATGCCGCAGGCACGCTGGCGGCGTCGCTGTTCCTGACTTCTGCGACTGGCGCCGTACTGAGCCAGGGCGCGGCAGCGACTACGCCATCTAGTTTTATGACGACTCTGACGTTGCAGAACGCCGCATGGGCGGTCTTCATGACAGCATTCGACCCGGATGCGCTTAACAGCAGCGGCAATACCGTTAAGTTGTCGTTTGCGGAGTGGAATGGTTCCCAAAATAACAGCTATATTTATGTGTGTTGGGATACCGATATCACCCCAACGCAATCAGCGAATGCTTCATCAAGCCTTGGGCAATTGCTTATCGCGGCCGGAATCAGCGGAACCCTACTGATCTATACGCCTAGCGATCTTTTACATGGCGCTTTCGCTTGTGGAATGTTCGCGAGTATTGATTTCACCGAGCAAAATGGGCGAATTACCCTGGCGTTTAAGTCCCAACCTGGATTATCTCCGGGCGTGACAAATCAAACTGTCGCCGCAAATCTTATCGCAAATGGGTACAATTACTACGGAGCTTACGCTAACCCCACGATCGAAGGAAACATCTTCTACCCTGGAAGTATAGCTGGTCAATATCTGTGGGCAGACAGCTACGCCAATCAAATTCAACTGAATAATGCTTGCCAAAACTCGCTGTGGCAAGCCGCAACTGCGGCTAAGAGCATCCCATACAATCAAAATGGGTACGACTTTATCAGGGCCGCTTTCCAAGACCCCGTTAATCAAGCTGTGAATTTCGGGTCGATTGTCCCAGGCGTAACGCTTTCTCAGCCGCAGATCGCCGAACTGAAAGCCGCAGCAGGGCTTGATATCAGTGGGCCTTTGTTTAATCAGGGGTACTACATTCAAGTGAAAACGGCGATCTCTTCAGTTCGCGCGGCTAGAAAGTCGCCACCGTGCAGTCTTTGGTACAGTGACGGACAGTCAGTTAATTCAATTGATCTCGCGTCTGTGGAGGTTCAATAATCGCCATGACTAACATTACTTCTGCAAATGCGAGTTTATCATTCGTTGTCACTAATATCGGACTTGCCCAGGCTTTTATGCAGGGCTTTTCGGTTGACGAGATGTTCTCAGCCGAGGCGGTTGATGTCTGCGAAACGATGATGGGTGTTGATGGGTACCTATCGGGGGGATGGATTCCAGCTATTAGAAAGCTAGAAGTGACGCTTATGGCGGACTCCCCGAGTAATGTTTTCTTCGACGCATGGGCGCAAGCCAATGACTCGACCAAAACGCCAAACACGGCACAGGGCATATTGACCATTCCCGCCATTAATATGTCCTATACGCTAATCACCGGCTTTCTGAAGAGTTACAAAACACTTCCAGATGGCAAGAAAGTATTGCAACCTCGGAAGTATGGCCTTGAGTTCCAATCAATCATCCCTGTACCGATCGGATAACAGTAATGGCGCGTAAGACGAAGACGATTACAATCGATGAAGACAACAGGGATAATGGGAAAACCTTTATCCTTGTTGAGATGCCGGCAAGGCAAGCGGAAGAGTGGGGAACCCGCGCGATGCTTGCGCTCGCACGATCTGGGTCCGAAAGTATCGCGTCAATCGGTCAGATGGATGACGCTGTTTTTCGCGCCGGCCTAGCCGGAGTCGCGGCGGTAGGCATTGGCCTTTTCGGGCGGATACGATGGGAAGATGCGAAGGCACTCAAAGATGAGCTATTCGCCCAGGTCAGTTATGTCTATGATCAGAAAACCCCATGCGCCGTTCGCGGCAAGGGGGACTTCAAACGAGATGATGTCTCTAACTACAAGTCATTCGGACCAATTAAGGACGATGACATAGAAGAGGTATCGACTCGTGTTTTGCTTCATAAGGAATTATTTGAACTTCACACGGGTTTTTCGTTTGCCGCCGCCATCTCAAGCTTGATTGCTTCGATGACGACGGCGCGACAGGAGAATACCGAGAATACGTCAACATACCACGATCAGTAGGCGCAGTAGTATCAAGCAAAATGGCGACATTAGCCGAGCTTGATACTGTCTACGGAGCGCAAGACCTGTATGATCTGTTGGAGATCATGGCAGTTGATGCCTACAATCAGCGCATATCTTACAACAAGGCAAATCGTAAATGACAACAGTAATCGATAGTCTTGTTGTAAAGCTCAATCTTGATCCAGAGGGGTTCAAGAAAGGGGCTGGCGATGCCAAGACTGCGCTGAAAGGCATTGAGGAGACCACAAGCAAAACAGCGGAAAGCATCAAGGCTCAGGGCGAGGCCGCGTCATCCTTTTTTGATGGTATCAAGTCAATCTTAACAGAAATGGTCGGATTGCAAAGAGATGCGCTTGGTATTCTAAAAGAGGCTGAATATCAATCAAAAAAATCAGTGAGCACGTTGGGCGCCCAAGGCGCCAAGATGTATGAAGTAGTCTCTGGTTTTAGCAAAGTTATCGGTGGTGTAGCAGAAACAACGAATAGTAGTCAAAAAGAGATCGTAACCGCACTAAATAAAACGGAGGATGTTGCCGAGAAAACGGCAAAAAATATGGGGATTCAAGGTAAAAAAGCAGCTAGTTTCTTTGATGATGTTAAGAAATCAATCATAGGGCTGACTGCGGCCTATCTTGGATTTAACGCGGTTAAATCGTTTGCTGAAAATGTCCAGTCTTCGGAATCATCTCTTGCGAGGCTATCCACAGCTCTTGACGCAAACGGAGAGGACTTGGCCGCATGGATAGGGCTAACCGATAGGCTTGGTGGGTCATCCGATGGGTTGACCGGGTTTCTTAGTCAGTTGCAGGATAAGATACAGCAGTTTCATCAAACTGGTAATGTAGCATTAATTGAGGATATCGTCAAACTTGACAATCAATTGCGCATTTTCGGTGGGCACACCCCGGCCGGTTTCATTAATATAATGGAGGACCCTAAAGCAAGCATCACAGACAAGATGAGATTGCTTGCCGATGTGATAAACCAAATCAGAAAACTTCAAGGCAATGCTGCGGCGATGTCTGCGGCTAAGTCAATCGGAATTCCGGAAGGCTCCGCACTGGCGATCATAGAAGCCGGGGATGCCCTTGATGCGCAGTTGGCGAAACAAAAGGACCTAAATGGTCAAACAGTATTAGCTCAAAAGAATGCCGAGAAATTAAGACAAGACTGGAAAGAACTTGGTCAGGTGGTCCAAGGGATCGGAACGCAAGCATTTAACAAGCTATTTGATATCATTGACCCACTTTTGGTTAAACTAAACACATGGACTGAAGCAAATAAGGCTTGGATAGATAACGATATGGCGAAAGCCATTCAAAAAGTGACTGATAATGCCGATCTTTTGCTTGTGTTGCTTGTCGGACCAAAGATGATAGAGGCTATCTTAAAGCTTCGTCAGCTAATGCTTGGGATCGTAGGGGTAAAGGCCGCGGAAATCGGTGGCCTGTCAATGGGCGCTGTGGCGTTGATCGATGGCGCTATCCTCGGAACGATAGGAATAGATGAGGCGTTAAGAGCAGTTGCCGAAGGTGCGAACAAGGGGAACACATCAAGAGATTCCGTATCCACTTGGGGGAAGCTGTTCCAGGGGGATATTAGTGGGTTCTGGCATGGCCTGCAAAGCAGCGGGCCGGGGCTTGGTAGCACTATTTACGATTGGATATTCGGTAAAACATCTAGCAAGGGTGGAACCGCACCAAGTCCGTCTCACGCAGAACCAAGTCCGTCTCACGCATCGGTCCCCGGTGTGCTAGGGGCCTATAACGGGGACGCATCCGATCTCGCGAAGCTGGAAAGCCTACACTGGTCACGAGAGCGGGCTGTCGGGATTATCGCTAATATCGCAGCAGAAAGCAGCGGTAGGACCGATCTCGGGACTAGCGATAACGGGACCGCCTATGGCTTGCTCCAATGGCGCGGTTCTCGGCAAGATGATTTTTTGAGAATGTTCGGTCATGATATTCATCAATCAAGTCGTGACGAACAATTGCAATTTATAGATCATGAACTAAGGAACGAAGAAAAAAGGGCAGGTGACGCATTGCAATCAACTACAGGTGCAGCAAATTCTGCATCTATATTGTCCAAATTATATGTAAGACCTCTTGCAGTAGAAGAGGCCGCAAGAAATAGAGCAGCAGAGGCCGCGCGCATTATGGACAGAATAAACCGAAACGCAGTCGATCCATCCCTGCAACAAGGCGCCCAACCATCGAATAGAAGTGATTTGCTTAATCCGTCCTCATACACTACCAATCACACACAATCTGAAACCAATGTCGGGTCAGTGACTATCCACACTGCGGCAACTGACGCACAAGGCATTGCGGGATCGCTTGCGCAAGCCTTGCAGAGGTACAATTATGCCAATAAGGCAGCTTTGGGGATGGCGTGATGGCTAACGGAATTCCGCAACTTCTTAACAATACTTCAAATGCAATCAATACAATAGTGTTGTTGATAGCTGATTCTCAAACTGTTGTTAATATGTTTGGTGCGCCAAAATGGGGCATCTTTCAAAGCCAATCTACCACCCCTCTTTTAGTCCCCGATTCCGTTGTATCTGTGGACATTAGGCAGGATTGGAGAGTTTCAGACTATCCGATCGAACCAAATTCGTTTGAAAGCTACAATAAGGTTATTGTTCCCGGAGAAATCAGAATCGTCATGAGTAAGGGCGGGTCGGATTCTGAACGAAAAGACTTTATGGACGCCTTTGATAATTTGGGGGATTCATTAGTTCCATTTGATATCGTGATGCCAGACGGGACGTGGCCTAGCTTTACCCTATCTCATTACAGTCTGAGACGAACAGCCACAAATGGCGTTACGTTGATCACAGTGGAGTTGTGGTGCACTAGAATAAATATATCAGTGGCAACCGAATCATCGGTAACGGCATCACCAAGCGGCACCTCGCCCATTCCGTCCGGTCCGGTACAACCCCAGGCCGCGCCACCATCGGCAGCAACCGTGCCAACTGCGGCGGCATAAATGATATTAATTCCAATTCAGGATGTATTCGCACAGACGGTCAATGTTACTTTGGCAAATCAGGTTTGCCAAATCAACATATATCAAAAGCAATACACCGATAGCGCAAATCCAACAAGCCCCAATTTGATTACGTCGCTATTTTGTGATTTGTATATTAACAATACATTGATAATTGGAGGTGTGATTTGCCAGAATCTAAACAAGATCGTTCGTGATCTATATCTAGGCTTTATTGGTGATATTGTGTTTTTTGATACACAAGGGGTAAACGATCCATCAAGTCCAGGGCTTGGGACTCGTTATGTTCTTCTGTACTTGGAAGCGGCTGACTTGAGCGGACTTGGTTAATGGCGTTTGTTCAGAGATGGATTGACATATCGTTTTCATATCCAGGTGGCAGTTTATCCATTACTGCGCCGCGAGCATCTGTATTCATGGAAAATGCCGGCGGAACAACTGTCCCTCAAGCAAACATTAGGATACATGGATTGAGCCGCGCTCATCTTGGCGCCCTTTCTTCTTACCAACAAATGTCCCCAACCCTCCGAAACTCAACAGTAACAGTCAGTGCGGGTGATGATAAATACGGCATGAACGTGGCTTTCAGTGGTATGATAATAGCATCATGGGCCGATATGACTGGCTCCCCTGACGTGGCATTAAACGTCCAAGCTGTGGGGCAAACATTACAAGCAATAACGCCAACAAATCCAACCAGTTTTTCGTCAGGAGTACAGGTATCTCAGGTAATGCAAAACCTTGCGTCGAAGGCGGGGTTTGGTCTCGTTAATAGTGGGGTTAATGTAACACTATCAAGACCATATTTGTGGGGAACGCCACTTGAGCAAATAAATCAAGTTGCGATTGCTGCAAACATAAATTGGAGTATTGATAACTCAAATCAAATAATAACGATATGGCCTAAAGGTGGGAACAATGGATCACAAATAATTAACATAAGCGCCGAAACCGGAATGGTTAAATACCCGGCTTTTAATGGGACTGGAGTCGTTGTTACAACTCTTTACAATCCATTGATAAAATATGGTAATCAGATTATTGTCAAAAGTGACCTTCAATCGGCTTGCGGAACATTCATATGCCAGGGACTTAATCACCATATCGAAAGTCAAACGCCAGACGGTGCGTGGTTTACTCAAATAATGGGCTACTATCCTCCAGGGTAACAATGACTGTAACTAACTTTCTTGATCAAACAGTACAATCAGCTGACTTTAATGCCCATCAATTTGTCATCAAAATGATGATGGCGAGGATGTCAACAGCAACATTGGTGCAGGTCCAGAGTTGCACCAATAGTGGCGGCCTGTCTGTGGTCGGTTCGGTTAATGTGTTGCCGTTGGTTAATATGATTGATGGTGCGAATGTCGCAACACCACATCAAACTGTGTTTCAGTTGCCTTATTGTAGGGTTCAGGGCGGTACCAACGCAGTCATTATTGATCCTGCCATTGGTGATATTGGTATAGCTATATTTGCAGATAGGGATATCAGCAGCGTTATTGCCAATAAAGGACAAGCAAACCCCGGAAGCGCACGCCGTTTTGATATGTCTGATGGACTTTATATCGGCGGTTTTTTGAATAGCGCGCCATCGCAGTTTATCCAATTTCAAAGCTCTGGGATCACCATCACATCCCCAAGCGCAGTCACGATAAATTCCCCTACAGTAACAGTTAATGCCACAACATCAATGACGATAAATTCCCCTACAGTAACAGTTAATGCCACAACATCAATGACGATAACGTCTCCGCTTGTTACAATAGATGGCAACATAGTAACAACAGGGACAATAACAAACAACGGGCTTGATATAAGTAGTACGCATATGCATTCCGGAGTGACATCTGGATCAAGCGATACGGGACCGCCACTATGAACACTGCATATCTAGTTCCGTCAACGTGGGACTTTGCACTTGATATCAACGGTGATCTTGCCATGGCAAGCGATCCGTACAGCTTGGCGCAAGATGCTGCGTCGGCTATTCTGTGCTTTCAAGGTGAATGTTGGTACAATACCGAGCTTGGGAATCCATACAATGATACTGTATTTGGTAAATTGCCAAATCTTCAATTGATTAAGTCATACTTTGTTAGTGCTGCAATGACCGTTCCTGGAGTCGTGGCGGCTCAAGTTTTTATCTCTGGGTTTGATAATCGCAAAATATCA